GACCTCTACCTCTCTGGCGGTGTCTACCTTGGCGGCACTGGGTCGGCTAATAAGTTGGACGATTATGAGGAGGGGACTTGGACTCCTGCACTTTCGGGTAACTCTGGCTCTCCAACTCACAGTATCCAGAACGGCTACTATACCAAGGTCGGTAACTTAGTAACGCTTACTGGAACGTACACTTGGTCAGCAAATGGCAACAATGCTAATCTTAATACCAAACTAAATGGCCTTCCATTCACAGTAAGTAGCGGCACAAACTCTCGTGGCGCTGGGGTTGTTGGGGCTGTGACAGGCATTGCAGACTCAGATGGTTTGGTTTTTGTTTGCGACCCCAACCAAAATTATGCCTTCCTGATAAACAGAGAAGGTTCTACCTACAGCCACAATAATACCATCTCAACCACGTCGGGCGCTATATACGGCTTTGTTATAACTTACCGTACAGACGCATAACCCACTGCATAGCTTTGAGTCGGACAGTCCATATAGCCATAAGGAGATAAACACGATGGCACTAACAGAACGCACAGTCGAAGACAAAATTGAAGTTGTCGGTGACTTTAAACACATCCAAATACGCACAGTTACAATCATTGAACGTGACGGCGTGGAGATCAGCCGCTCAAAGCCTCACCGTCGTGTCGTTGCACCAGATGCAGACGTGTCAGGTGAGAGTGCTGAAGTACAAGCAATCGCAGCAGCGGTTCACACTCAGGCAGTTAAAGATGCCTATGCAGCACACATTGCTGCACAGGAGGTCTAAGCTATGAGTAAGGCACGGGACTTAGCCGATCTAGCTAAGAATGCTAATGATCGTTTAGATGATGTGGCTACCAGTGACGGTGCCTTGTCGAACCGCAACCTGATTATCAATGGTGCTATGCAGGTGGCGCAGCGTGGGACGAGTAAGACAGGTGATACAGGACTTTTTGGCTACAAGACCGTAGATAGGTACGCACTAAACAACGACTTTCCTTCTGGCGTTACCTCTATGGCTTACAGTCAAGATACAGACGCCCCAGATGGGTTTTCCAGCAGTTTCAAAATTCAACCAGAACAGTCTAGAAACGCTGCTCTGTCTGGTGCTGATAGGCTTTTTTTGAACCACAACATAGAAGCGCAAAACCTCCAGCATTTGAGCTACGGAAGTGCGTCTGCTAAAACACTTACGCTTTCCTTCTGGGTAAAGTCCAATCTCACAGGTATAGTTACAGTCGAGTTTAGTAACTCAGATACTCCTAACGCCAATTTTGAACTGTATCACGAAACAGTGACGATCAACGCAGCAAATACTTGGGAGTATAAGACCGTAAGCATCGCTGGTAATGCCAATGGGGGAATTGATAATGATAACGGTACAGGGCTAGGGATTACTTGGACCCTTGCTGCGGGGCCTGTTTTCACGGGCGGGACTTTCAGCACTGGGGTTTGGCATGATACCACAGCAGGAAATCGTGCAAGCCCTAGCAACATAGACCTTTATTCGTCATCATCCAACTATTTCCAAATCACAGGCGTCCAACTCGAAGTAGGCGACATAGCCACCCCCTTCGAGCATCGCAGCTATGGGGATGAGTTGGCGAGGTGTCAGCGGTATTATCAGGTTGTAGGTCGAGGTCGGGGCAGTGCTAGAGGTTCTGCAACTGGAGGAGAGCAATGCGCATATAGCCATCGGCTACCCGTTGAAATGAGAGATGAGCCTACAATGACTATTAAGACAGCAGGTGCTGGGGGCTGTTCTTTTCAGCAGTTTGCTAACGTCAATAAGGCTCATGTTTCTGTGTTGGTGACCGTATCCAGCACTGCGTACTGGTATTACAATGACGGATATTATGCAGATGCGGAGTTATAACTATGGCTGATATGAATATCACAGCAGCACAGTACACGATAAATCCTGATGATGGCCAGATAGATATGGTTAAGGCCACGATAGATGGAATCGAAATGTTTGTTTCTATGAGTTCTAGCAACCGTCACTACGCTGAGATTATGCGGCAGGTGGCTGCGGGTACACTTACTATACAGGATGCATCGGAGTAAGCTATGCTATTTGGCATTACACCCTTCTCAACTAGTGCCTTCGCCTCTGAGGGTGAAACACTCTTTGCTATACAGGGTGTATCTGCCTCTAGTGATACAAACTCTGTAACAGTAGTAGCAGCTGCAGTAACCACCTTGACAGGTGTTGCATCTGTAGGTACAATAGGTCAACCTGTTGTTGTTGCCGAGAGTGTTACACTTACAGATAGCGTAGATGCAACAGGCTCAGTAGGCGACACTACAGTAGTAGCTGAAGCTAACGTATTACCCTTAGGGGTTGACTCTACAGGCACTATCGGTACAACTATAGTAGTCGCAGAAGCTAATACATCTATCTCTAGCCCAGCGCTTACAGTTACACTAGGTACTACAGAAACCACTGCTGCTGCGGATGTCATACCAACGGGTGTTGTAGCTAATACAAATGCAGGTACTATAACTACACGAACAACTAACGTGTTTGAGATTACCTCTGTACCACTTAACATCTACACACGTAGACCTACTATTGTAGCTGTACAGTTTGATTATGCATCTCTTAAGGATAGTTATGACAGAGGGCGTGTCGTATACGTACAGGCTACAGATCAAGGCTATACACTGCGTATCCCTGCAGATCCAACCAACAGAACAGTACACATTAAAGCTACAGACACTGATAGAGTAGTACGTGTAGCAGCATAAGGAATACTTACATGTCATATAAATGGCCTGATAAAGATAAGGACGAGATCCTAGACTATAGCATTGACTGGTCACGCTTTCTAGGTGACGACAATATCTCAGGTGTTACTTGGTATATTGATGACGCTAGTGGTGTTAAGACAGAGGTTGATGCTGCAGATCTAGTCAATGGTTTGCAGATGGTACAGAAGACTAACACTCTTTCTGTTGCTACTATTCGCCTGTCTCTGGGTACAAACAATGTGCGTTATCTTATTTCATGTAAGATCACTACTGTTGAAGGCTTGCAGTATGAGCGCTCAGTCTACTTACGTGTTAAGGAGAAGTAAGAATGGCATATGACTTTATTGGCCTAGTAAATGACGTTAACCGTCGCCTTAACGAAGTAGAACTTACTACGGTAAACTTTCCTACAGCACAGGGTTATTATAACCTTACTAAGGATGCTGTGAATGCTTCTATTCGGCATATCCACCAAGAAGAGTTTGAGTGGCCGTGGAACCATGCTGAGGAAGAAGAAGTGCTTACACCTGGTGAAGTACGCTACAGTATGCCTTACGATGTCAAGACTGTTAACATGAACACGTTTCGCATTAAGGGTGATACAGCACTTAATGTAAGTACACGTAAATTAAAAGTATTAACATACGAAGAATACCTTGACAAGTATGCTGATGCTGAGTATAACTCTAGTACAGATAATCGTTCTATTCCTAACTTTGTTGTACGTGCGCCAAGTCAAGAACTTATCTTCTACCCTTCACCTAATAAAGCTTATGAAGTAGTTTATGAATACTACCGCTCAGGTGTAGATATGGTACTAGGCACAGACGTACCAGTTATCCCTGAAGCGTATCGCCATGTTATTGTAGATGGTGCTATGTATTACGCTTATGTTTTCCGTGGTGACTTGCAAGCTGCACAGCTATCACAGAATAAGTTTGTTGATGGTATTAAGTATATGCGGTCTATCCATATTAACCGCACTGAATATCTTCGTGACACAAGAGTTCATTTCTAATGGCAACTAATTGGCAGACATTTCCTATTGAGTTTAAGGGTGGCCTTATCTCAAACCTCAGCCCTCTTCAACAGGGGGCTAATGCTGTTGGGTCTGCTACTATATTGCAAAACTTTGAGCCAGCACGTTCAGGTGGTTACTCTAAGATCCGAGGCTACACAAAGGCTGACTCATCTGTAGTTCCAGGTTCAGGTCGTATCTTCGGTGTTAAAGTAGTTAATGCGGGTGAGTTTATTGCAGCACGTAGTAACGGTACAGTAACACAGTATTACCATAGTACTGGTGTAGGTTGGACATCCTTAGGTACAGCAGCCCTTCTAGGTGGTAAGATCCGTACTGCTGAGTATAACTTTGGCGCTGGGCATTATGTCCTGTTTGTAGATGGTACAAACTACCCTGCTCTATTTAACGATACGACAAATGCACTTACATTCATCACAGGCTCCTCAGACCTAGAGGGTGCAGAACAAGTAGCTATTCACAAGAATACAGTGTTCTTCTCAAAAGGTTCTAACCTGTACTTCTCTGCTCCATCTGACTCAGAAGACTTTTCTGCAGCTAATGGTGGCGGTGTTATCAATGTAAGTCACCAGATTACAGGGCTTATCTCTTTTCGTGATCAGCTTATTATCTTTAGTCGCAATAAGATCCAACGTCTGACAGGCTCAACTATCTCAGACTTCCAGTTGTCTCCTATTACAGAGAGTATTGGCTGTCTTGACCCTGACACTATTCAGGAAGTCGGTGGTGATATTATGTATATGTCACCTGATGGTATTCGCCTCCTAGGTGCTACTGACCGTATTGGTGACTTTGCACTTGAGGTTGCTTCTGACCCTATTGCTGATGACGTATATAAGTTTGCACAGAGTACATCTAACTTCTGCTCTATCGTTATACGTGAAAAGGCTCAGTACCGTATCTTTGCTTACACAGAGTCTGAACAGTCTAAGGTTGCTCGTGGCTTGCTTGTTACTAAGTTCTCGGATCAGGGTACATCTAACCTTGCATGGGGTGAGACAGCAGGTATTAAAGCTTTTGTAGCAGACTCTAAGTATGTTCAGAACTACAGTGAGATCATCCTGTTTGCTAACGAAGATGGTTACGTATATCAGATGGAGCTAGGCTCAGACTTTGATGGGGCTTCTATTGAGGCTATTTATGAGTCACCTTATATGCCTGTAGCAGATCCACAGGTACGTAAAACCTTTTATAAGCTTACTACGTATATTGACCCTCAGGGTTCTTTTGAGGTAGACTTATCTGTAAAGTATGACTTCACACGTTCTAACAATCAGAACCTTATTCAGCCCTCATCTACAACAATCTCTAGTTCAGGTTTGTCTGTGTTTTACTATGGTGCTGTTACAGCTGTGTACGGTACAGCTACATATGGTGGTGAGTTAGATAAAGTCTACCAAAACCAAATCATTGGATCGGGTAAAACGATTGCTATCCGTATTGAGGATAACTCTACAAACCCCACCTTCACACTCGACACTGCTCTGCTAGAGTTTACGCAGAACGATAGACAATAAGGAATTAACACATGGCAGGTTATACACGCCAGGATACAGCCAATAACATTGCTAACGGTAACGTGGTTGATGCTGACGATCTCGACAACGAGTTCAATGCTGTTGAGGATGCCTTCAATGCGTCTGCAGGTCACACACATGATGGTACTGCAGGTGAGGGTGCGCCTATTACAAAGATGGGGCCTGGACAGGATATCATCGTAGGGACAACTACTGTACTACCCAAAGCTAACAATGTCTTGGATCTAGGCTCTGCTGCCGCACAGTTTAAGGATGCCTTCTTTGATGGCACTGTCTATACAGACACAGCTAATATTGGTGGTAACGGTTATACTACACTTTCAGATAACGAATACACTGTATCGACAGGCGGTCTTACGTTTGACGTAGCGGGTGATATCACACTAGACGCTGACGGTGGTAATGTACTACTGCAGGACGGGGGTGTTGATTATGGTAAGCTTGCTAATAACGCTAACCAGTTGTCTATCTACTCAGGTACAACAGAAGCCTTACGCCTTAATGGTTCTGATGTAGATGCACTTGGTACACTAGATGTAACAAGCAATGCTACGGTAGGTGGTACTCTTACTGTTACAGGCAACACATCTGTATCAACAGGCAACTTCACAGTAAACACAGGTAACGTCTCTATTGGTGGTACTCTAGGTGTTACAGGTACTATTACAGGTAACTTGAGTGGTACTGTTACAGGTAATGTCACAGGGGATGTTACAGGTCAGGTATCTGACATTAGTAACCATAGCACTACAGATCTCACTGAGGGTACAAACCTATACTATACAGACACACGTGCTAGAAACTCTGTATCTGCTACAGGTAGCCTAAGCTACAATAGTTCTACTGGTGTGTTCTCGTACACACAAGGTAGCACAGATACAGTAGCTGAAGGTTCATCTAACCTCTACTATACAGATGCACGTGTACAGACATACATTAGTGGTAACCGCACATACGGTAACGTAACCTCAACAGGTAATGTCATTGTACAGGGCAACCTCACAGTATCAGGTACAACAACTACAGTTAATACCGAGACAATTAACCTAGCAGATAACGTCATTACTCTTAACAGCAACGAAGCTGGTACACCCTCACAGAATGGTGGTATTGAGATTGAGCGTGGTACAGCTGCTAACAAGACCTTTATTTGGGATGAAGCTAACGACTACTGGACAGTAGGTAGTGAAACGCTTGTAGCGGCTACGTTTGATGGCAACCTGACGGGCAACGTAACGGGTACAGTTAGCGATATCTCTAACCACGATACAGGTGATCTATCTGAGGGTAGCAACCTATACTACACTAATGCTCGTGCAGATGCTCGTATTGCTGCAGCTTCTATTACAGATCTCTCAGATGCTAACCAGACAGTACGCACAACAGACAGCCCTACCTTTGTGACAGTCAACGCTACAACAGTAGACTTAGGTAACTGGACAGTCACAGAGAGTGGTGGCGTCTTGTACTTCGCTACAGCAGGTACTAACAAGATGAAGTTAGATGCTTCTGGCAATCTAGTAGTAACAGGTAACGTAATAGCTTACGGAACAGTTTAATGGCACTGCCAAGCTCAGGATCGATTTCACTCGCAAATATTCAAAGTGAGTTTGGTGGGGCTAACCCTATCGGGCTTAATGAGTATTACCGTGGTGGTGCGTATACTACTACCAACAATACAGGCGTCCCGACCTCTGGCACGATTGGTCTTGCAGACTTCTATGGCGCTCTAAACCAGTTCTACTTGACCCTCTCTAGCAATGCTACAAACGTCGATCTGAGCAGCACCGCAACTGCGGCAGGTTGGAATGGTACATCGCAGCTCGTTGTGACA